GTTTATCTGTCCTGATGATAAGCTATTAATATCTGCTGATGGTGCCGGCTATCAAGCTCGTGTTGTTGCTCACTTCGGTAGAGATCAAGAGATGTCTGATGAAATTCTTAAAGGAGATATACACCAGAAAAATGCTGATGCTATTAATTGTACTCGAAACGAGGCTAAGCCTTTCTTCTTTGCCTTTCTATTCGGCGCTGGAGGTAACAAGCTTGGTACAATCTTAGGTCGTTCTGCACAAGCAGGTAATAAAGCTAAAGATGCTTTCTTACAACGATGGCCAGCACTTGCTGCATTAACTGAACAAGTAAAGAATGTAGCACAACAAAGAGGTTATCTGCGTGGCCTTGATGGCCGTAGAATCTATACAGATGAAGCATATAAAGCCTTTAACTATCTGATACAAGGCACTGAAGCTATCTTAATGAAGAGAACTATTGTGCGTATCAATGAAGCCTTTGAATCAGAAGGCATTGAAGCTAAACAACTATTGTTTTACCATGATGAATGTACATGGGAAATCTCACCTGAAGATACTGAAAGAGCAGAGGCTATCATCCGTAAGTGGTTTGTAGAAGCACCCAAAGAACTTGGTGTAACCATTATGGAAGCTGGTGACTGTAAAGTAGGTAAAGATTATTTGGAGGTACACTAATGCCATATATAACTAAAGAAGCACGAGAAGAATTGTATGACCGTGACCCTGAAAATGCAGGTGAACTACAGTATCTTATCGCAATGATGATGTCTGATTATATCTCAGACAAAGATCAGTATGATTATCAAACACTTAATGATGTAATGGGTGCTCTCGCTGGAGCTCAACAAGAGTTCTATCGAAAAATAGTTGCTCCCTACGAAGAGAAAAAGGAGTTACTTAATGGAAGCGTATACTGATAAGATCTATAATGTTACTATGTATACAATAGCTAACTGTGAATTTTGTGAGATGGCAAAAAACTTATTGTATTCCCACAAAGACTATGTTATATATGAGGTCGATCTAACCAGCAAACCTAGTGTAAAACAAAATGTAAAGGAAAAATTAGGTACTACTGTTCCTCAAATAGTAATTGACGGTGTTCACATCGGAGGTTACAAAGAGCTACAAGAGTACTTTGATCAATGGAAGTAACAGAAGTACTATTAACTTTAGTAGGAATAACTATACTCCAGGCCTACCAAATATGGAACTTAGAGAAACGCAATCAAGCCCTAGCAGAACTAGTTGTTGGTTTACACTTAGGTCTTATTGAAATAGAAGAGGCAGATGAAGATGAGTATTAACATATACATCGATGGCGATATTCTAGTATACCAGTCTATGTGGGGTGCTAACAGTACTAAAGACATTAAGAAAAAACTAGATCAGACTATAGCTAGTATTATGTCTGAACTTGAAGGCAGCACAGGTAAAATAGCAATCAAAGGAAGTGATAACTTTCGTAAAGAAATTTATCCTGAATATAAGGGTCATCGTAAGAAAGAATTAACTGAACAAGAAAAAGAATTCTTTGCTTACAGCTATGATTACCTACAAAACGGTTGGGGCGCTATCCCAGCTAATGGTATGGAAGCAGATGACTTGCTTGCTATTTGGAATACAGAGAAGCCCGGTATTATTGTTAGTATAGACAAAGATCTATTGCAAGTACCGGGTCTTCACTTTAATACCCGCAATAAAGAATACACTAATGTAACTGAAGATGAAGGATCTTTACTACTACACACTCAAGTACTTATGGGTGACTCAGTAGATAACATTACTGGGCTCAAAGGTATTGGTAAAGTTAAGGCAGCTAAGGTTATGGAGGGAGTACCTGTATCCCAACATTTATCTGCTGTAAAATCCTTCTGGCAAAAGACTTTTGGTCGTGGTTGGGAAGACGACTTGCAACTTAACATGGACTTAATCTATCTTAAAAGGAGCATGGATGACCGATATGACATCCGAACAGGAAAACGATTTGTTAAGACAGTTCGGAATAGTAATCGAGAAGGACTGGAAGTTAACACAAATGTATCAAGCAACGATGGTGTCCGGGTGGGTACACGCAACAGCATCAGCACCAACGAAAAAGGAAGCAGTAAAACAACTAAAGAAACAAATAGTATCGGAAGTATCGTGGCTGACTTCTGAACTAAGTCTTGACGAAGCCTTCGAACAATATATGATGTACAAAAAACTAGGAGTCTAATTATGTTTTTGGCAGTAGTAATGACCAGTGCGTTTGTGGTAGGTTTAATCAACGCAAAAATGGAATCTATTAATGCAGACAATTTACAAAAGGAAATGAACAATGGGTAAGATACTAAGAAAAACTTCATGTGATTCTTGTGGATCAAGTAATAACCGTTGTGAGTATGATGATGGTTCTACTTGGTGCTTCACCCCTAACTGTGAAAGTAATAAACGTGCTTTCAAAAACAAAGTAGAAGAGGAAAGTAATGTGATATCATTTGATTCCCTACCATTCGGAACCTCTGCTGACCGTAATATCTCAGTTAAAGTATGTGAGATGTTTGGTGTTAAAAGAGAAGTATCTTCTACAGGAGGCACTAGCGCAGTATACTATCCTTACTATGAGAATAACGTTGTAGTAGGTAATAAGAAACGTTTGTTCCCTAAAGACTTCAGGGTAGAAGGTAAACTACCTCTTACTCTATTCGGTCAGAATGTATTCCCAGGTACAGGTAAACGAATTGTTATCACTGAAGGAGAAGAAGATGCTCTTGCTGTAGCTGAAGCATATTCTAAGTATAGTAGCGGTGCAATTTACCCTGTTGTATCTATTCCTTCTGCATCTAACTTGAAGGCTGTTGTAGAGAATCGAGACTATCTACGTTCTTTCAATGAGGTAATACTATTCATTGATACAGATGAAGCCGGCGATATAGCAATAGATAAGCTAGCTAACTCAATTGGCTTTGATAAAGTAAAAGTTGCTCGTACTAAATTCAAAGATGCTTCTGAAGCGCTTACTGAAGAAGGATACATGGCTGTACTCAGAGGTATCTGGGATGCACAACAATATAGCCCACAAGGTATTGTTACTGGTGAAGATCTATGGAAGAAGCTAGTAGAATACAATGATGTTGAATCATTGCCTTATCCAGAATGTTTCTCTGGTCTTAACGATAAGATTAAAGGTATGCGCCTTGGTGAAATATCTTTGTGGGTATCAGGTACAGGTGCAGGTAAGTCTACTATGTTACGTGAGATTGTTCTTGATATCATAGATAAGACCCAAGAAAAGGTAGGCATTATCGCTCTTGAAGAAAGTCCTGCTGAAACAACCCGTAAGCTTGCTGGCATGGTAATTAAACGTAACCCTGCTGCAGAGAAAATTGAGCTCGATGATCTTCGTGTGGGCTTCGATACCTTCAAAGACAGAGTTATGGTGCTGGATCATTGTGGTTCTATGTCTAATGGTATTATATCTCAACTAGAATATATGGCCTTATCAGGTTGTAAGTATCTGTTCATTGATCACATTACTATTCTTGTGTCTGAAGGTTCAGAAGGATTAACTGGTAATGAAGCTATTGATAAGGTAATGAATGACTTACTGCGTATATCTAAACAACACAACGTGTGGATCGGCTTGGTGTCACATCTACGAAAGATGTCTACTACAGGACAATCATTTGAAGAAGGTAGATTGCCAACAGTCGATGACATTAGAGGTTCAGGTTCAATTAAACAAATCTCACACGACATCTTAGCCTTCGCCCGTAATATTACTGCTGATAACGAAAGTGAACGTAATACAATTAAGCTATCAGTACTTAAATCACGTTATACAGGCAAGACAGGTCCAGCAGGTACTTGTACTTATGACTATGATACAGGCAGATTACAAGATGGGCTATACGATGATATGCTGGGTAACCTTGGCATATGATTGAAGTCCATTATTAAAAGGGAATAACTGATGGAAGATAACATGAAAGACCCTCTCAATGAAGTGGTGGATTATCTAATAAACAAAGTTTCTAATGTAAACATGAACAACCCTAAAGCAAATAAAGGAGCACAGATATTACGTACTATATCTAAGTTCAGAGATAATATTCCTAGCATTGTACAAGTAGCTTTCGATAAGATGTCTTCTAACTTTACTAGAGAATATCCTGAACAACCAGTAGGCCTTGCCAAGACCACACAAGTTAGTGTGGGTATTGGTGAGCATGTGTTTACAAAATACTTTAATACCAAGTGTAGCTTCCATCAAGCAATTAGGACAGGTGATCTTGTACTAGAAGCCTACGTTCAGTCAGGCTTTATTAATGTTAAAAGAGCAGAGGGGTTTGGTGCATATAACGCCCAAGCTCCTTACATGATTGAACCAACAGAAAGATGGGAAGAGATAGGTGAGTTTAAGTTAATCGAAAGCAAAGGGCTACTCGTATATACGGTAGATGAATTACCTTCCGATATCAGTAACATTATGCAGCCTAAGAACTATCCTTTAATTAAACGATGGGGTATCTCAGCTCCTCAAGCTCAACGGGATGCTTTCAATAACATTTATATTGACTCTCCCTTTGTAAGAGCAGTAAATAACTTACAACAAACTCCATGGAAGATTAACTCAAAGGTACTGGATGTACTATTAGATAATCTAGATGACATTATGCCATCAGATATTCCTATGTATGACAAGGCTATACCTAAGAGTTTACTTAAAACTGCTTATGAGAAGTATCAGAAGAATCCTTCTGCTGCAAACAAGAGTGCCTATAATCTTATTGCTAAGGAATGGGAAAAAACTTTACGCCCATTACAAGTAAGAGCTAAACGTGCTGAGATTAAAACTACTATAGGTAAGGCTAAACAATTAAATGAGTGGGATAAGTTCTACTCTTTAGTTGACCTGGATTATCGAGGTAGAGTATACTATAAAGAACCTTATATGAACTATCAGGGTAATGATATTGCCCGTGGTCTTATGAGCTTCAGTGAAAGTAAACCCATTGATGATGCAGGTAAACGTGCATTAGCCATTCATACTGCTAACTCATACAATGAAAAGTATGAAGTAAACAATATACCTTCTTGGGTAGAAGAGGACTATAAGTCTATGCTTATCAAAGAGGGAATTGATACTATCAGTGTAGATAAGTTCTCTCTTGAAGATAGAATTAACTGGTTTAATAACAACTGGGATCTAATTGAAACCACTGCAGATCAAGGTATA